GCGGACCCTGGTGTCCGCCCCCTTATTACTGATTGGTCGGGGCGAGAGGATTCGAACCTCGGCTCCGCCCCGCGGCATTGGCTGCGCACGGGCATCCGTGTAACGCGCGCCATGGTGCGTCGCTGTAAATTGAGTGAAGGTATGGCGATGGCCTCTCCAGCTCGCACGGAAAAGCTCATTTTGAAACGATTTCTCAATGTTTAATTTATTTTTCAATTATAAACCCCATCCCTCACCCGGCCGGAGCGACCGACAGGAGCGCTCACGTTGGGGTCAGGTCACTCGGTAATCCCCTTCTGCCCTGGGTTTCAACACTTTTTGCGGATTCTGCCAGGCTTGTTTGAGGGGCTTCCTGATCCTTCCGTTACACCTCATACCACCTGGTTATGGTGCAGTTGGATGCGCTGAACTGATAGGTATATCCAGGAGGGATCGGAATCAGCGAGAACCAATACTGGCCATATGCATTGATCTGGCCGAGGTTTTCCCCGTTCAGATAGACGAATACCGACCCGTTGGATGCACCGCCGCTGTTCGTCCCGAACAAATACAGCCACAGCATGCGCCCGGTCGTGTTGGTGTAGACGCCGCCGGATTGTCGGGTGCTGCCATAGAGGTTGGAGCCGAGGGCCGCGCCGGTCAGCACCGCGGCCTTGCCGGCGCCAGCTGCGTAGGCAACGGACTGGTTCCCGATGTTGCTCGTAGTGATAGCGTCGGTGATCCCGTAGCCGCCGCAGGTCGTTGGCTTGCTGCTCACCCCATACCAGGGCACGGCGCCAGCGCTGTTGGCGTAGGCGACAGATTGGGCGGCGATGTTCCCGGTGTTGATGGCGGTGGCGGTCTGCTGGTAGCTGGCCAGGGCGGTACTCAGACCAGACACGTCGGAGATTTGGTGGGTGTGGGAAAGTGGAGCGCAGCCGGCGATGGCCGCGGCGAGCCCGGTAACTTGTGCGATGCCGTGGACGTGGGAAAGGGGCGCGAAACTGGCCAGGGCCGCAGCGAGCCCGGTGATGTCCCCCTGCGCGTGGGTGTGAGTGTAGGGCGCCTTGGCCGCCAGGGCGTCCACGAGCCCGGCCACATCGCTCAGCTGCGCGTGGGTGTGCGTGGCAGCGGCCTTCCCGACTAGGGCATCAACCAAGCCGGTCACATCGCTCTGGGCGTGGAGGTGAACCAGGGCGGCTTTCCCGTCCACCTGGGCCTTCAGGAAAGCCGTTCGGTTGGCGAGGTCCTGCAGGGGGCCGTTCGACGCTCCGCCGGGGCCGCCCAACACCAGGTCGCTGGTTTCCAGCTCGCGCACCTGAGTGATCCAGGCGCTGCCATTGTCGGTGAGGTAGCCCACGGCTGACTCCTTAAACGAGGTTGATAGTCCAGGTCACGCCGAGCGTGACGGTGGGGGATTTGGCGACCGCCGGGGCCTGGGCGCTACAGATGACCGTGCCAGCGGTAGTGAGGATGGCGTAGGTGTCCACTTCCAGGCCGTTGCAGTCCCCAGCGTCCAGTAGGAAGGAAACAACGACTTGGCGGGAATTCACGGAGATGGATGGAACTGCAGCGATGGCATGGTCCGCCGCGCCCTGACCGGCTTTCACGCTGGCGATGCTGGCGAACAGGGCGCCCTCGTATTTGAAGCTTCCGTCGTGATGCCGGGTGCCGTCGTAGCGCGGGCCGGAGCTGGGGGTGCTGCTGGTGAAGGCCAGCAGGAACTCCACCGAATCCAGGATGCAGCGGACCGGCTTCCATGCGTCGATTGTGGCCAGGATCACGTCCAGCTGCTGCTGGGTGACCGGCACCGAGGGGATGGGCTGCACCACCTTGAAGTTGGCCCAGCCGGAGGTGCGCTCCCGGATGGTCATTCCGGGCCAGCCGACCGCCGCCAGGGCGTTTTTGAGGCCAGCCGGGGTGCCGCGCTTGCGCTGGAGGGAGAGCGCCTGCAGAACCAGGGCACGCTGGGCCGTTTCGGTGGTGGCCATGGCCCAGGAGGCATCCAGCACGCCGAACTGCTCGGCCAGGCAAGGCAGCGCCTCCGCCCGGCAGACCAGGGGATTGTAGAGATTGGCGAGAATGCCCAGGTCCAGGGCATCGTAGTCCCCCAACAGCCCCATGAGAGCCTTAGTGCGCAGGTCTGCGATGCTCGGAGGCACGAGGCGCACGTCAAACATTGGCGAATCCTACGTTGCCGATGGCCACGGTCCCATCGGCCCATTGGTTGGGATTGAGGCTCCGGTCGGTCCAGCCCACCAGTTCCACCTTGAACACGCCCGGGATGGACAACGCCGCGATCACCTGGGAGCCGATGAGCGGCTGCCCCAGCTTGGCGGCTTGCGCCGCGACGTAGGCGCCGGCAGCGCCCGTCACGGCTGGGATGACCGCAGTGGGGTCGGCTGCCCGGTAAAGGGTGATATCGGCAGCGATCACATAGTGCACGGCCTCTGGGGCCAGGACGTTCACCTGGTCGCACAGGGGGCGCACCGATTCATCGCTGAGTGCAGCGAAGACAATGTCCAGCACCTCCTGGCTAGGCAGGCCATCCTCACACAGCGGATAGACGTTGACGATGCCTCCGCCCCCGTTGAGCGCGCGCACATCCACGATGGAGGGATGCGCTCCCCGGGCGAAGAATTCGTAGGAGCCCGAAGGCCCTGCCACGCTGAACCCGAACGGGGCCTGGAGGATGCGGGTGCGCAGTTGGTCGTCGGTCTCGGTGTCCGAACCGCCGTTGGACACATCGCTGGAGACGACGGTGAAGCCGGAGGCCGCCGCGGTGAAGGTGGTCCCGGCCGGAATGCCGTTCTGGCCGGGGCCGGTGACCGAGCATTGCGCGATTCCCGGCGAGCCCTGGGAATGTGCGGCGATAGTCACCGCCGACTCCAGCGTCCAGGCAGTGCCGTCCGGCCCGGTCAGGGACCAACCGGCCGGGAGCACCTGGGCGGTGCCCTGCGGGGCACTGGTCGCGATCTGCACGGGCACCATGGCCGGCGCGGCAGCCAGGCGCGAGGTGACGCCCACGAGTGAACCCAGGGCCAGCAGGTTGTCGCCGGTGGCGAAGTCCGCCAAGCACTGGCAGGCGGCGTTCTGGATGGCCGAGCGCACACAGGCCTCCCGGTAGGCCATGATCTGGATCCAGAGGTTTTCCACCTGGGCCTTGTAGAGCGTCTTGCCGGTGGAAGCCTGGTACTGGTCCACCATGGCCGACACCAGGGCGCTGGGGTCGGTGCTGAGGAAGGTCGGCTGGGTGGTCATGGGTTCCCTCGTGGGCGTTGCGGAGTAAGCGCGGGCTAAACGGTGGCAGCCGGGGCGTCAGCTGGAGCCGCAGCCGCCGGAGCGGCCTGGACCTCGGCGGAGACCGCTTCCACCGGAGCGGGCTGCACCTCAGCAGTGACCGCGTCAGCCTGGGGGGTGGCATCGGCGGCGGCCGGGGCGTCATCGGTGGTTTCCGGGGCCTGCAAGACGGCGGCGGGTTCGGGGATGCCATCCAGCGCGTTCACCGCCGCGAACACCAGCGCTGGGGAGACGATGACGACCCGGACGCGCTCCTTGATCACCTCCAGCTGATCGTCGGCCAGGTCCAGGCCGCGGAACAGGGTGGCGCCAGCCTCGCCGATGCGATAGCGCGCCATCGGATCCAGGGCGCCATCGGTCTGCAGAGTGGTGGAGCAGGCGGTGAGGGCGACCTTCTTCAGGTCCAGGGGGGTGCCGTCCTCCTGGGTGAACAAGGTGCCGTCGAAACTGATGAGCTTCTGGCTGAAGTCGATCTTCATGGTGCCTCCTTGGGCGGAATGGCCCTGCTGGGCCGGTGGTTGAACTACAGGGCGGCGAGCTGGGCGCGCAGGGCGGCGACTTCGTCGTCGATCTTCTTGAGCCAGGACATGTCGCCGGACAGGATCGCCTCGCGGGTGGCGCGGTGCTGGCCAGCCTCCAGGGCGTTCATCTGCGCGATGAGGGCGGCCCGTTGCTGCTCGACAGTCGGCGCTGGGTTAGCCAGGGTGGCGGCCTCGGCAGCGGTGATCGCGGTCAGACCGGGCTTGATAAAGGCGTCTTGGGAGCCGTCGTCCGCATAGGCGTAGACTTCGTCGTTACCGTCCTTGAAAAATTTCATGGTCATGGGTCAGTTCCTCACATCTCATACCAGGCAGAAATCGTGCACTGGGTTGCAGTGAACTTGTATGTGGCCCCATTCGGGATAGGGATCAGCGCAAACCAAGGCTGGCCATAGGCGCTGATGGACCCCTGCTGGGTGCCGTTGATGGTCACGGTGGTTGCGCCGTTGTTGGTGCCTCCCGTGTTGGTGCCGAACAGATAGACCCACAGGACGCGCCCGCTCGAATTGGTATAGGTGGTTCCGGAGGTGCGGGTGACCCCGTAGAGATTCGACCCCAGGCCGCCACCAATTAGATATGTAGCCGCATTAACGTTGAAATTTGACGGATTATATACATACATATCCGTTGTGGATGCACCACCCCAAAGCCAGGCGGGCTGCCCGCTCTGTCCGCTCCAGTGGAATGTGCAGGCGGATCCATTGATTATAAGGGTTGTGGCAGAGCCGGCGCAGAAGGAGAGGCCATTGCCAGTCAGACCAGCGCCAGAACCATTGAACTGAGAGGCGGTAACAGTGCCGGCAACAGTCAGGTAGCCCGAAGGGATGGCGACATTGTAGCCGCCAGTCAGGACGCCTATAATTGCCACGCTGGCGTTTACGCTCCAAACCGACCAATCATAGGCGCTACCTGTCTTGCCGATCAAGGCAAGCCCCCCGCTGGTGCTATAGGCAATCGTGCCCTGGTCCCAGGAGCTTGGGACACCAGTAAAAGTGGCGCCGACGCTTGCGACTACACGGTTATTGAATGTGGACGATGACTTAGTGAGCTGAATTGCATTAAACGAGTTGACCTTGTCGAAAAAATTCAGATCATCGCCGCCGTTCTGGCTCATGTCGTTGAAGATGCCCCAGCAGGACGTGCCGCCAGCAGTCCCGACCTGGAGAACGCCGGATTGATTCCCGGTGGTAGCGCCGTTCCCGACGGAGATCAGGGCGCGGGTTCCCCAAGAGGTTGTGCCGGTGCTGACCACGCTGAGGGCGCCGCTGGTGCTAAGGCCGCCGGGCCCGACGACCACGGCACCGCCACTCGGATTGAGTGAGAGCCCCGTATACGCGGTTCCATTACAGAGCGCCAGCAAGACCGCGTTGGTGGTAGCGTTTCCTGCCGCCAGGATGACACCATAGGTCCCGTTTGCAGTTCCACCAACACCGAGGTTACCGGCGATCTGGCTGGAGCCGGTGGCGTTGATGCTGGTGAAATAGCCAGCGCCCGGAGTGGTGGCGCCGATGGTTCCGGGGGCGGAGAGGTTCACGGCTCCGGCAGCGATCCAGGACCGGACGCCCGCAGCCGTGCTGGCGAGAATGTAGCCGTCGCTCGCCGGGTTGCCCAGCGCCGGCTCCCGGCTGGTGTCGGTCGGGTGGACATGCGCGCCATCGGCCCACTTCCCGGAGGCGCCGGTGGCGGCCGCGCCGTTCATGGCAGGGATGGTGCCAGAGGCGACCGGCACCGAAGCGCTGGTGATGAAGGCGGAGTCGTTGAGGAACTGCGAGACCTTCGTTGGTGCCCCGGTCACGTTCACCCAGGCGACCGTGGGGGTTGTCCAGGCGAGGCTTCCCGCCGTAGCGCCGGCGGTGAGCACGAGGCCGCTGGAACTGGTGCCGGTCGCGGGCACATGCAGGTTCCCATCTCCGGTCGGGTGCGCATACGGCGCGACCCAGGACCGGAGGCCCGCAGCCGTGCTGGCGAGCTGATAGCCGGATGTCGCCGGGTTGCCCAGGCTCGCCTCGCGAGAGGTGTCAACCGGATGCACATGACCGCCGTCAGCCCATTTCCCGGTGCTTCCGGGCGCCGCGGCGCCATTCATCCCCGGGTTGGCGGTGCTAGCCTGCGGTGCGCCGACGACGTTCGACCAGACGACAGTGGGCGTCGCCCAGGCCATGCTTCCGGCGGTGGCACCAGCGGTCAGCACCATTCCCGAGCTGGTGGTGCCGGTGGCCGGCACGTGCAGGTTGCCGTCGCCGGTCGGATGGCTGTAGGGGGCGACCCACGAGCGTGCACCGGCCTGGGTGGAGGCCAGCAGGTAGCCGCTCGTTCCTGGGCTGCCCAGTGCGGGTTCCACGTTGGCGATGAGCGCGAAAGATGCGGCCGGGGTGCCTCCCAGCTTGGCCGAATCGACGGCCTGTGCGGTGGCCAGCAGGCGGCTGTTGGCGTTGCCTTCCAGCTTTCCGATGGCGGTCAGGATGGAATCGCTCGCCGTGACCGCGGCACTGGCCTGGGCGGCGTAGCCGGTGAGGGGGGCGCCGATGGCCCGGGCGTTGGTGAAGTAGAGGTTCCCCGATTCGGGCACCAGGGCGGTGTTCAGGGTGGCCCAGGTCTTGTTGCCCGTCCAAACCTGGGCGGCGGTGCCCAGGGCGATGGCCGGCTCCCGGCTGGTGTCCGTGGGGTGCACGTGGGCGCCATCGGCCCAGGCGCCGGAGCTGCCCGGCGTCGCGCTACCGTCCGCCTTCGGGGCGACCGTGGAGGGGCCGGCAACGGCGATGCGCCCGTAGGCGTCGATGGTCACGTTCGCGCCCGGCTGGACGCCACCGAGTACGCCCGGCGCGGCGATCGGCGGCGGGAAGGTTGCCGGAACCCCGATCAGCTTGCCCCAGGACAGCGAGACCAGGTCACCGTCGGCATGGGTGTGCCCGACGTTCGACTTGGCGTCGATGGCCACTTGGAGCCCGGCGACGTTGGCAATGGGAAAGACCTGGTTGACCTGCAGCTCCTGGGGCGTACCGGTACGGTCGCCGATCACCAGGCGAGGGCGGCCGGTGTCATCCCAGACCACTGCCGGTTCGCCGGCCAGCAGCCGGGCGGTCATGATGGCGGCCAGGGTGCCACGCTTGAATTCGATGTCGCGAATGACCGTCATGCGAGTTCTCCGCCGTCCACCACCTCGGGCACGGCACTGGCGCTACCGGTGCCGGTCTTGAGGCTCGATGGGAAGTAGCTGGCCGGGATCTGGCCGAGCACGTCGAGGGGTGCCACGCCGCCCGGCGCGCCGATGGCGCTCTCCGAGATGTAAACAGCCGAGGTGCCGGAATCGGCCCCGACGTTTACCGACGTGGTGGATGGTGTGGCACTGGCGTCCCCTTTGGGGATCCAGGACACCGCAAGGGTCGCCGCGCCGATGCCGCTGGTCTGCATGGTCACCTTGGTCACGCTGATACGCGGCTCCCAGGCCGCCAGCGCCAGGCTCACCTCGCGCACCACCCGACCCATGACGCCCGGCAGCGGATTGTCCAACAGCGGCAGGATGTCGCAGCCGAACTCCGGCAGGAGGGGCACGCTGCCCTTGGGAGTGGTGATGACAATGCGGATGGCCTGGGCCAGCTCGTCCATGCCCTGGACATAGGCGTCCATGGCGCCGAGGGCGGGCTGCCAGTAGGGAACGGAGGGGATCGCGGTCATGGGCAGGGGACTCTGGGGAAGGGGATCAGATCGGAGCGCTGGTGGGACCGTTCGGCGCGTTGTGCTGGTGGCCGTTGAAGCTCCGGCCGCCCAGGGTGGCGTCGGCCGCCTGCACCAGGCCGGAGACGTGGAAGTTGCCCGGGACGGCGCCGCCGCCGCTGGTGGTGATGCCGGCGTCGGCGCAGATCGCGCCCTCGGCGACCACCGTCTGGGTCGCGGTCACCGGGCCGTCCAGGGTGATGCTGCCGCCCCTGAGCTTGACGGTGGCGCCTACGAGGTTGACCGCGCCGCCGGCCGTGCCGTCCAGGTCGCCGCCGGCCGAGGCGGTGATGTTCCCCCCAGCCTGGGCCTGGATGCTGCCCGGAGTGGTCACCGTGACCAGCTTGGCGTCCGGATCCAGGCAGACCGTGGTGCCGTCCTCCATCTGCACCAGGAATTGGCGGGCGCTGGCCGCAGGCGCAGGGTCGGCCTGGCTGTAGAGCGCGCCCAGGACCACGCCGTCTTCGCCGTGCTCGTCCAGCAGGGTGGCCACCTGGGAACCCACCCGGGGCAACCAGAAGGCCCGCGCCCCCAAGGCGAACGGCACCGCCACCGGCAGCCAGTCGCTCACCAGGTTGTCCTCGTCCGGGAACTGCACCCGGACCCGGCCCCGGGCGGGGTCCAGGGCCTGCACCAGGCCCCGGCGCCAGGCCGGGGAATGGGAGGGCTCAGGACGCCACATGGCGCACCTCCAGGTCGGCGATGTAGCCCTTGTCGCGCGCCAGGGAATGTTGGGCGCTCCGGATCTGCCATAGCCCATCCAGCACCCCGAAGCCCACCAGCTCCAGGTTGGCCCCGGCCACCAGGCGCGTGTCCCCGGCCAAGGTCAGGGTGCCCTCCCGCTCCCAGCCCTTGGTCTGATGCAGCGCGGCCTGGGCCAGGCGCTGGGAATGACCCTTGCTCTCGGTCCGGCGCCGGGTCTTGGCCCGATCGGGGCCGCGGTTGGGCTCCGCCAGGTCCGCCGCCAGCAGGGTCTTGCTGTCCGGATCGAAGTAGGCGGCGCTGGCGCTCGCCACCGTCATCTTCTCCCGGAAGCGAAACCGGCTCAGGTCGCTCCGGTGCACCGTGAGCACCTTGGGCAGCCCCTCCAGAGCCTGCTCGTCGTGGAAGACCAGCTGGTTGCCCTTCACGCTGAACACCAGGCTGTACTCCCGGCCCAGCCGGCAGAGGAAGGCCAGGTCGGTCTCCCGGTGCTGGGTGGTTCGCCGCCAGGTCAGGTTCGGCACCTCGCCCACCAACAGCAGCCCATGGGCGGCTGCCACCTGGTTGGCGATGGTGCGCAGGCTCTGCCCCTCGAAAGCCTTGGACTGTCGGGTGCGCAGGGCGGTCATGTTGCTGGCGCCCAGGGCGCGCAGGGTCACCTGGTCGGGTGCACCCTCCACTTCGATCTCATCCACCCGGCATTCGCCGGTGTAGAGCAGCGGCGAGCCCTCGTAGCCCAGCCACGCCTCGATCGTCGAGCCCTTGACCGGATACCAGCCCTGCAGCCAGCGGCCGTCCGCGTTGTCCAGGCGGATCTCCAGGCCGTCCGACTCCCCGGCCACGTGATCCATGTAGACCAGATCCAGCAGCCAGGCGCTGAAATCCCCGGTCACATCCCGGTGGTTGACCTTGACCACCACGGTGGGCTTCATCATGCCGTCCATCAGGCCCTCCAGGGCGGCAGGGCCGCTGTGCTGGTCGAGTCGGCCTCGTCCAGGATCGGAATGCGCACCTCGGTGCCGTCGGGAAGGACCGGGCAGCTGGCGAGAGCCGGGTTGGCCTCCAACAGCGGCGAAAGGCGCTGGGCGTCCCCGTAGAAGCGGTAGGCGATCAGGTCCCAGCGGTCGCCGGAAGTGGTGGTGATGCGCAGGTAGTCCGTCATACCGGCACCTGGAAGGACTCCCCGCCCTTGTCAAAGCGGGTCTCGGTCTGCACCTGGGTGGCGGGCGGGGCGGCTTGGCCGCGCTTACGCACAGCGGCCGGGGCCTTCTTGCGGCTGGAGATGGCGAGCCCGGGCGTCTCCACCCACTCCTTGAGCTTCACGGTCACCTCAGCCAGCTTCAGCGTCCCGTCCGGCCACTGCTCCAGTCGGTCATGGTCCAGGGAGGCGATGACAAACCTGCCCGCGTAGATCCCGCTCTGCTGCTGGCCAATGACCAGGTCCTGCACCGCGGCCTGGAGCATGGCATCGCGCAGGGTTTGCAGGTCCTGGTCCGGGTTATCGCTGGTGAGGGGGTGCAGGCGGATCTTGAGGGTGATCTCCTCCAGCTTGCGGCCCACCGCCTGCAGGCGCGGGGCGTCGCCCAGCACCGGAATCTCGGCGTAGTCTGCCTCCTGGTGGTCCTGGAATTCGTACGGCCCCCCGAGCAGGCCGAACGCGAGGTTGCCCAGCGAGCCCCACATCAGAAGGCCCTCCGGCCAGCGCTTTCGCTCTGGCGATCCAACTCCCGCCGGATGGTCGGAATGGCGTCCCGGATAGCCTGGTGGATGTCTTGGGCGGTGCCAGGCGCCGCGCCGCGCGCGTCGATGCTGAACTGGAGGGTGTGCCCGGCCGCCGCCCGGGCCGGAGCCAGGGCCGGTGCGGGAGCGAAGCCCCGCCCTTGCAGGGGGGCCGGAATGCCGGCCGGCGCTGGGGCGCTCCCGAAGCCCAGGAACGCTCCGACCCGGCCCAGCACCTTGCGGATGGCGTCGACCGGGTGCGTGATAGCAGCAAGGATCCCGCCGGCCAGGGCCTTCACCAGGTTTCCGCCGGCATCCCAGAAGCGGGTGGAGAAGCCCTTGATCCACTCCCAGACCGCGCCCAGGGCGCCCTTGATCTTGTCCCAGTTGCGGATGATCAGCATGGGGATGCCGATGAACGGCAGGAACAGCCCGACCCAGCCGGGCACCTTGGCCCACATGCCTTGGAACCAGGACCAGGCGGTCTTGAACCAGGTGGTGACCTTGTCCCAGTTCTTCCAGAGCAGGAGGCCGGCGCCGATCAGCGCCATGATGCCCACCACCACCCAGGTGATGGGGTTGGCCAGAAGCGCCGTAGTCCAGGCCCAGGCGGCCGTGACGTTGGCCCAAAGCACCGGCAGGGATTGCACCAGGCCAGTCCAGAGCGACTTCAGGCCGGCGCCCACGTCCATGGAGAGGATCTTGCCCAGGCGCTGCATGAGGGGCGTGCCGTAGCTGAGGTAGGACAGCAGTCCCTTGACCGGGCCACCCGCCATCTGCGCCCACTCGAAGGCGGTCTTGGCACCGGAGGCCAGGGAGCCCAGGCCGCGCGCCATCCCCAGGATGGGGCCAAGCGCCCCGCCCAGGACGAACTTGCCCGCGCCCATGGCGGCGTTGAACCCGCCCAGCGCCACCACCGAGCCCAGGATCGCCCCGGTAAGCCTCGGATTGGCCGCCACGAAGCGCTCCACGATGCCCAGGAGGTTGTTCAGCTTGTCCAGTGCGGCCGACAGCGGCCCCTGCAGGGTCCCGCCGATCCCGGCCATGGTGTTGCGCAGGTTGGTCATCTGGGTCTGCCACTTCTGCGCCGGGCTCTCTTCTCGCACCTTCCGGGCGTCTTCCACGGACCCCGCCTGGCGGATCGCCTCCATTGAAGCGCCGTAGGCTTTCAGCGCGCCGCGCTTGGACAGTTGCACCAGCACGCGCTCACCGCCCTCGCCGAACAGGTATTTGCCCAGCAGGGACATGCCCTTCTCGTTGTCGCCGATCTGGGACGCGATCTTGTCGACTTCGGCGAACAGCTTCTCGTCGCTGACCATCTTGCCGTTCTTGTCGAAGAAGTCGAAGGTCACCTTCTTGCCGGTGGTTGCCTGGATCTGGGAGAGCAAGCCCTCCACCTCCTTGCCCAGGCCCCGGTTCATCTTCAGGTGGTGCTCCACCTCGGCCATGCGCCCCAGAAACTCCGTGGCGGCGGTGCCCAGCATGGAGCCCTTCAGGCCGCCCTGGCTCAACGTGCCCAGAAAGGCCAGGGTCTTCTTGCCCTCCTCCAGGCCGGTCTTGCCGAACTGCTGCAGCTTGGGCGCCAGGTAGGTCAGGGCGTCGTTGGTGCCCTGGTAGTCCAGACCCAGGGCGTTGGCCGCCTTGTAGCGGATGTTCAGGTAGCGCGCCTCGTTGCCGCTCTCGATGCCCAGGGTGCGCGTCTCGTTGGCGGCGATCCGCGCGGCCAGGTCCGCCGAGAGGTTGGGCGCCACGTCCATCAGCTTGGAGGCCGCGCGGAACAGGCCCTTCTCCAGGATCTCCGGGTTGGAACCCTCGCGCTTCATGGTGGAGAGCAGTTCGGCGTATGTTTCGACGCCGAACTTGCCCTCCTTAGCGAACTGGCGCATCTGCCCCGAGAGCCGGTCGAAGAACGGGTTCACGGTGCCGCCGGTCTCCAGGAAGGCCAGCTTCACGTCGGTGAGCGCCTTGTCCAGCTCCATGAACGGGTCGAGGAACAACTTCTTGGCGCCCAGCAGGGTGGCCGCACCGCCCAGCATCTGGCTCTGGCCCTCGGACTGCAGGGCCTTGAGCTTCTCCTGCAGCGCCCGGGCGCGCTCGCCCATGCGCTGGATGGCGTCCCCGGCCTTGCCCGCCGCTTGGACGATGGGCGAGGCGTCGGAACGGAACAGGAGGGAGAGTTCGAGGGCGGTCATAGTCCTTGGCGTTGGGGGAGAATTGGGCCTACCATCACGGCATGCTGACGGTGCTGGGTGCGCTCTTCCTGATCGGAGCCCTGGGTGGCGGGGCGGTTGCCTTGGTGTGGGGCGGCTTCTACGTGCTGCAGGCCCTCTGGCTGTTCCTGAAGGTCCTGGGCCTGTGGCTCGGGCTGTTCGCCCGCCTGGCCCGGGAAGCCTACTTCCGCTCCAGGGCGGCCCGTTCCCGCTCGGCCAGCGATTCGGCCTGCTGAATCCAGAAGGCCATCTCGTCCAGGTCCAGGTCCATCAGATCCCGGTAGGTCCACCGGGCGAAGCGGCCCAGGGCCAGCATCGCCTCCGGGTGGACCAGCTCTACTTTCCCGCGACCTCCTCCACCAGGTGGCCCAGGTCGGCCAGGTCCAGCTCCAGCAGGTCCTCCATCACCACGGGTTTGCCCTGCAGCTGCACCACCTGGGAGACCAGGGCGGCGCGGAACTCCACGTCGGTGCGGTTCTTGGCGACGAGCTGGGCCTGGACGGCATCACGGCCCTTGAGCGGGCGGGTCTGGGTGGCGGCGGTGCCGGAAGGCAGCTGGATCACCTTCGGGTAGGCGGTGGCTGCCTGGACGGCCTCGGCGGTGGCGGCGGGGGTGGGGTGGTTCTTCATGGGGACTCCGGAAGACGGCTGGGGATCGGGTGGCGACCTGGCACCAGGCGACCTGGTGCCAGATGAAAGGTTTGGTTTGGCTCTAGATGCCGAGGTTCGCGCGGTAGTCGGCGAGGATGTCGTCGCCGTTGACCCGGTGCACGGAGTTGGCCAGGTCGACCTCCTCGATGTCGTTGCCGGCCACGTTCAGCCGGTAGTAGAAGACCTCCATCACGTATTCCGGCTTGGCCGGGTCGCTGGACTGCAGCTCGCCGATCTTCCGGCCGGAGAACCAGCCCCGGAGGTAGACGACGACCGGCTGGTCCACCGGATCGTTCATGCCCTCGGCCGCCTTCTGGTTGGCCCGCACCATCAGGCTCACCATGTGGTTCGGGTTGGCCGTGATGGCGTGGAAGTCCTCATACATGCCGTTCATCTTCACGGTGGTCTGCAGGGCTTCCATGGCCCCGGGCAGCTTGGGCGTGCCGATCAGGTCACCGGCCTTGTGCTCGGAAGCCTTGTGCTTGACGTCAGGCAAGACGACGGAAGCGGCGGCGCCCAGGAACGGGCCGCCCTCAGCGTAGATGTTGCAGCTCAGCAGCTGCCGGATGCGAATGGCCACGGGTGCCTCACTTGGTGACAGAGGTGTAGAGGTTCGAGTCCAGGTAGGCTTCGTAGCTCAGCCGCTCCATCGGCGGCGGCGGCGCGAAGCGGTAGCCGAGGGTCAGGTGCCCGGCGGCCAGTTCCTGGGCCGGGTTCTGGGTCGAATCGAAGAACGCCTTGGCGTCCACCGTGGCGCCCCGGCCAATCAGGTCGCGCAGGAAGGCGTTGTCGTCGTCCAGCTGCTGGTCGATCAGCGCCTTGGACAGGGGGCGGTCGATGTACTTGAGGCTGTTCAGCTCCAGGGCCTCCTCGATGATGTCGGCGGTGCGCCGCACGGCCATGAACACGTCCACCTCGGTACTGCCAGGGTAGGCGGCCGAGCGGTTGCCCCAGAGCTTGAAGCCGGTGCCGTAGGCGGCGTAGATGGTGGTGATCCCGGCGCCGTTCAACAGGTTGAGGTCCGAGCCGCTGTCCTGGAAGGAGCCGTCCACCGGCCGCTCCAGGCTCACGACGCCCGCCAGGGCGGTGTTGGAGGGGCTCCACCAGTAGCCCTTGGCCTGGTCCACCGCGGCGCAGACTCCAGCAGCGTACTGGCTCAGCGGGCGCAGCACCAGGGTAGTGCCGTCCGGCCCCAGGGCCTGCACGTGCGGGTAGCAGATCATCACCCGCTTGGAGGCGGTGTTCAGGGTAGTAGAACGCGAGGAAACGGCGTCTTGGGGGCTCAGGCCGACCGGAAGATCCACCCAGCAGATGGCCCGCAACTTGGCGGCAATCACGTCCATCTGCTGCACGACGCCGGTGAGGTTGGTGTAGCCGGGGGCGATGATCTGCTTAGGGCCGAAGCCGAACAGGCTGCGCGCGTCGAGCAGGGCCATGAGGCCGGTGCGGGTGCCGTCGCCCAGGGTGGTGCCGTAGATGTCCCCGGCCGTGACCTTGGTCGGGTCGGGTTGGCCGCCGGTCTGCATGCTGACCTTGGTCGGGTCGAACACGTTGACCACGATCACCGGCCCGGCCCCCTGCGCGAAGATCGCGCTCAGGGCGCTGGGGATGCTGTAGCCTGTCGCGTCGGCGCCGAAGTAGGCGGCGGCGTCCTTGTCGCTGGTGATCAGGATCGGCTTGTTGATGCTGGCTTTGGTGGGATCGCTCAGGGTCTGGATGGGCGCGGTGCCCACCAGGCCGATCACCGCCGTGGCGATGGTCTGCACCTGGCTGGGGCCGACCAGGTATTCGACCGTCTCGACGCCGTGCAGGTAGTTGCTCATGCGGACTCCTTGGAGGTGGCCTGCGGGGCGGCCTTCGGCGCGGCCTGGGGCTGCGGCTGGTCCGGCACGAAGAGCTTCGAGGCGATGAGGTTCTGGACGTAGGCGCACTCGGGCAGCGCCATGCGCTTGCCCGGGCAGAGGACGTAGTCCTCGCCTTCCAGGGCGCAAGCCTGCAGCGGGCCGCGGTAGATGCCTTGGATCATGGGGTCTCCAGGGTGAAGTCGGTCTGCACGAGCAGCCCGTAGCTGGCGTCGGTGGGATCGGCCAGGGCGGCCGGGTCGGTGGGGATAGACAAGCCGGGGATGCGCAGCACAACGGCGTACTGCCAGACGCCGCCCTCGTTCCGGCTCTGGAAGCCGTCCCGGCCCAGGCGGGCGCCCTGGATCGCCCCGGGCGCCATCCAGCCGGCCAGGCCGCCCCGCAGAGCGTCCAGCACCGGATAGGCGCCCTGGTGGCTGCGCAGGTTGCGCACCAGGACAGTCAGCTCGTAGTCCAGGTCCCGGCCCTGGGTCATCACGTCGGTGGCCTTGGGCGGGCCGTAGGTGCTGCCCCGGTAGAGCACCAGCACCACCCCCACCGGGTGGGTGAAGGGGTAGGTCTCCGGCCGGTCCGGGTAGGCTTCGGCCTTGAGGCCCAGGGGCTGCATGAGCGCCTGCACCTTGGCCACCAGGTCCGTCTCCAGCGCCAGGACGTTCACCGCACCCCCCCGAAGCCGTCGCGGAAGTGGTGCAGGCGCGCCTGGGTGAATACTTCCCGGGTGCTGTCCAACCCGAAGGTGTTGCCGCCGCCGACCGGAAGGGCCGCGCCTGGCGCCAGGCTCAGCACGCCGTCGGCGATGTCCTTCAGCCAATCCACCGCATCCTTGTAACGGTGCCGGGCGTCCGAAAGCACTTCCTTGGGCAGCAGGGTCATGAGCCGGTAGACGGCGATATCGCAGCAGACCCAGGTGGGCACCGCCGAAGGGGTGACCAGGGGCAGCTCGTAGCGCTGCCCCAGGTAGGCGTCCATCTCCTGGGTGGCGGCGTCCAAGGCCCGCTGCAGGGCCGCCTCGTCCACGGCCAGGCCGGCGGGATCGGTGATCTCCGCCAGGCGCACCGCGGGGAAGCGGGCCTGCATGTCCCGCGGGGTGGCGTAGCTCATGCCGGCTCCTGGCCTCCGGTGGCCTGGCCGTCAGCCGCGCCCTGGGTATTGCCGCCCCCGGGGGTTCCGGGGGTCCCGGGACCCTGGGGATTGGTGGCCTTGGCCTTGGGCAGGGGACCTTCGGCGGCTCCGCAGGCCAACAGGTCGCGCCCTTCCTGGGCGGGCAGGTCCAGGGTGGCGCCGGCCGGCAGGGTGCAGTCGGGGGTCTTCAAGGGGGTGAGCAGACGGTAGGTGGGCATGGGTGGCGCGCTCCGCTCAGGCCGGGTTCTGGAACAGGAAGCCCGACAGGATGCCCGAGAGCACCGGCATGCGCTCGTGGTGCACGCCGTAGACCCAGCTCTCCGAGTTGTCCTCGAAGTAGGGGTTCTTGACGTAGGGGTTGCCTTCCAGGGTGTAGGTGTAGCCGTAGCTCGGTTCCTCCGCCCCCAGGCTGCCCAGCGCCACGTAGGCCAGAACCGCGTTGTTGCCCCAGATGTCGCCGTTGCCGTCGCCCTGGTCCACCACGCCCTTGCCCACCACCACCTTGGCCACCTGGAAGTAGTTCGCCAGCATGTCCTCGGTGATGGAGGCGGAGCTGGTGTACTTGAAGCGGTCCTTGATCTCGGGGTTGGTCTGGCACGCGTTGAACGCCTGGGCCGAGAGCAGCAGCAGGTTGGGATAGGTGCCCACGGCGGAACGGATGGCCTCCTTCGCCTCCTTCACGTCCAGGTCGGGCCGGCCGGTGTCGGCGCTCCACTTGGTGGCGCTGGAGAGAGCGAGCTTGTGGTTGCTGTCGTAGTTCGCCGGGTTCAGACACAGGCCGGCCTGCTGCACCTCCAGCTCCAGGGCGTCGACCTTCAGCACCAGGTTGAGCCGGCGGGTGGCCAGGTCGATGCCGGGCACCGCCTTGGCGTCACGCTGCAGTTCGATCGGCACCGTGGCTTCCAGGGCGTGGTTCTCCAGGGCGTAGGGCTTGCCCAGGTAGCCGCTCTCGATCCGCTTGGTCGCCCCGCCCGGAGCGCGCCGGGTGTTGTAGAGGCGGAAGGATTCCTTGCCGAACTCGATGATCTGGCCCCCGGCCACCTGCACCGGCACGCGGGGGAAGAGGTTGTAGCCCACCATGTCACCGTTGCGGTAGCCCTGGGCCACGTTGGTGAGGATGGGATCGATGACACGGATTTGTCCGGGGTTCATAGCCATGAGTGGCTCCTTAGTTCTGGATGAGAAGGACTTCGATCATGTCGCCGGCCTGGTTCGCGCTCTCCAGGGCCAGGCCGACCTTGACCCCCTGGGCATGCAGCACGGCGCGCTGCAGGGCGTCCACCTCGACGCCCGAGCCTGCCGGGATGGCGCCGCCAGCCTCGGTGATCTCGGTGCCGAGCACGGTCACCGGGCAGGCCTGGCCGGGGTTGGCGCCGAAGTGGGCCACTCCGAGGGTGTTGCCGCCGGCGACGGCCGGGACGCCGCCGGCGGCGACGAAGCGGTTGGTCACCAGGGGCGCCGTGGCGACCGCGGTCAGGGTAAGCAGGGCGATGTTCTGGCTCATGTCACACTCCCACGGCGCGGGCGGCCGTCACGTAGTCCATTCCGGGATTGGCCTTCTGGTGGGCCACGACCTTGGCGTGCAGCTCCATGCGCTGGGGATCGACCGTGAGGCCCTCCGGCGCGGCGAAGTCGACCGGCTGTTCCTCCCGTTCCGGAGCCGCCTCACCCAGCTCCACGCGCCGGGGCAGGCCCTCCAGGAAGGAGCGCAGCCAGCTGGAGCGCTCCTGCGGCTCCTGCCCCTCGCCCAGCTCGATGCGGCCATCCCCGGGCAGCAGCAGGGCCACGATGGGCGCCTTCTCCACCGGCAGCAGCCGGCCGGTCTGCACCAGAGTCTCGGCGAAAGCGTTCGCCGCCTCGGTCTGGGCCTGGGTCTCCTGGGCCTCCAGGGCCTGCTCGCGGGCCTTGAGTCCCGCCTCCCGGGCCGTCAGGTCCGCCTCCTTCCGATCCAGCTCGGCCTTCTGCCGGGCGGCTTCTTCCGCGTTCACGTTCTCCTCCGAAAAGGCCGGGCACGATTCGGGCTCCGGCTGGTTGGCTTCGCGGTCCAGCTGCTCCAGGTCCCAGCTCGGCAGGGCCTGGTCGGCGTCGTCCGGGCCGAACTTGGCGATGAAAAACTCCCGGATCCCCCGCAGCAGCCGGGCGACCACCTGGTCTCCGCAGCAGCCCAGGCTCACCACCCCCTCCTCGTCCTCGGCCAGGCTGACCGGGGCCAGCCCCTTAACCGCCGGGGGCTGCGCACCCAGGAAGCCGATGTGGCGTAGATACCACTTGCCCGGGGTGGGGTTGCCCTGGGCGGCCGGGCTGTAGAGGCTGGCCGACAGGTGCTTGAAGCGCTTGCGCTCCACCAGGTCCTTCAGGGCCGGATCCACGTCCTTGGGATCGGCCAGCAGCCTGCCGTCAGCGAAGGCCAGCGAGCCGGCCCAGCCCATGGCCGGGGCGTCATGGCGAGGATGGCCCAGCACCAGCGGCGCCTCATGCACCGCCGGGTTGTAGCTGCCGGCCACCTCCCGCAGCATCGCTTCGGTGAACTGCACCGTGCGGCCCTTCATGTCCGTGAAGGTGCCGGGCTTCAGGATCTCCAGCTTTCCCACATCGCCTCCGAGGTCGTTCGAGAGGCCAGAATGCTAGTCTGGACAAGGCTTCTCCAGGAAAGCGCCTTGGGATTTTTGGGCGCTTCGCCCGCGCGCGCTGGAGCGCCCTGGACTCCTGGCCCTGCACCTCCCCCTCCCGCCCGGACCCGGGAGAGCCCCAGGAACCCGTTTACACCCCGTTTACTTTTCGCGGAGGGGGTTCGGGAGGCATCTCACCGCCCCGAAGAACGTTCCGGGCCTCCTGGGGCCTCCCAGGCGCTATTTCCCTCCGGCCCCCTGGATGACCTGGCGCAGCCGTGCCTTCACCTTCTCCAGGATGACTTGGCCGTCCTCCGCGCTGACCCCCAGGAAGGGCCGGGCTGGGATGGTCACGTCGTGCTCCTCGTGGGATACCCAGCGCTCCACTGCCCGCTTATGCCGGCTGCCGGCGAACACCAGCATTTGCCCGGCGTTGCGCATGCGTTTGGGACCCACGCCGATCGCCTGCTGGGTGAGCAGCTCGCCCCGCGCATCCAGGCGGAAGCGCACCTTCCGGCTCTGGGCGGCGTGGTGGATGGCGCCGCCGAACTGGTGGATGGCTGCGTAGACCTTGGGGCTGCCCACGGCGACGCCGTCGGGGATCAGCTGCCAGCCGATCGTGTCACGCAGCTGGCCGGACTCGCGCAGGATCCCCGGCCCCTTCTTGCGCGCCAGGGTGGCCGGGCTCAGCTCGGCCCAGGCTTGGCCATCCGGGGCCGGGCCGCCCGCGTCGATTCGCAGCTGGGTGCTCTCGCGCAGGTACTCGCCGATCCCCCGGAAGACCGGCTTGAGGTCCGCGCCCTCCCGCGCCACCAGGCGCAGGGCCGCAGTGATCTGCCGGTCGTTGGAATCGAGAGTGATCTGGATCTGGGCCACGGGGTCAATCCTTGCGCCGGTTTTTGGACGGATCTAACCTTGGAGCAATTCCTCCGGGCCGGAACGCGGTCCCATGACCCGGGTGGAAGGTCCGGCATGCCGCGTCATGCGCCTGGACCTCCTTTACTCCCACGCCACCAGCCTCCCGACGCGAAGCTTGTTGAGGTTGTTGGCATTGCTGATGGGAATGAAGGTCAGGGCTTCCAGCACCCCCTGGCCGTTGCCTTCGGCCACCAGCGCCAGCTTCTTGCCCTGGGCCTCCACCGCGGTCACCAGACGCCAGCGCAGGGCCAGGCGGCCCTGGTCGCTCTCCAGGAACTGCGCCCAGATCTCCTGCGGGCGCATCGCGTCCGGCAGCAGGCCCAGGAAAGGGGTCCGATCCGCCGGCAGGTGGCCGCCCAGGCGCTCGGCATTGACCACCAGGGGCAGGTTCCACCTCCCCAACTGGGCCTGGAACAGCTTCTCGTCGCCCCCCAGCAGGTTGCGCAGCACCTCCACGGCGTCCCCGGACTTGGGCAGGATCTTGCCTTCCGCCGGCCGGGATTCCAGGAGCCTCGGTCGCCCCGCGCTCTCCCAGTTGCCGCCATCCAGCGGCTTCCAAGTGGCCCGGGTGGCGTCCGCCTTGGCGCCGATCGGCGAGGCCGCAGGCCAGTCGAAAGCTTGCTTGCCAGGCGCATAGCCCCAACCCGGACCCACTCCCTTGGGGGTGGCGATGGTCGTTCCGGTGTTGCCCCAGGGCTTCTCTTCCAGGTCCTCGGGTGGCGCTTGGCTCACGCTCTTGCCCAAGCGCTTCAAATCTCCCTCGTCCCTGGCCACCACGTAGCAGTGGCACTCCCATTCGCAGGGGGGGTAGTGGGTCAGAAACCAGGCATCGTTCGCCGGCAGCACCAGGCCATCCCAGGCCTGATGCTCCGGCCGATGGTGTCGGGCATACCCAATGCGATACTCCCAGTAGGGGTGGGTTTCCGTCATGGACTGCAGCTGCCCCCAGCGCCCGGCGGCATAGGCCGTGCGGATGTTCGCCTCGTAGATGATCCGAGCCCGCCAACCCCGGGATTGCTTGGGCTCCCACTTGCCTTCGATGGCGGCAGCGAAGTCCTTCTTGAAGGTCTCCAGGGTGGTGCCCTGGGCGATCGCCTTCTCCACCGCCGCGCGCAGGTCCGTGAGCACGTCCTGCCGGGTCACCCCGGCCACCACGAAGGCCCGGTCATGCATGCCATGGCGCAGGTCGGTCCACGCCTGGCTCGGCAGGTCCACCTTCTGCCGGAAGAAGTCGATGGCCTCCTGGAAGGGCAACCGTTCCCGGCTCTCAGCGGCCACGGCGCACCTGGTCGCGCCCCGCCAAGTTGGCGGCCAGGAACGCCTGGGTCAGCAACTCGGCGAAGGCCGGGGTGTCCATGTCCGGGTAGCACTCCAGCAGCCCGTCGCGGATCTCGTCCAGGCTGGAGGCGTCCCGCACCAGACGCTTGACCGGCTCCAGCAGCGCGGCCATGGCCTTGGCACCGGCCGCCTCGGCCTGATCGGCCAGGGCGTCGACCGGATCTCCCTCGCCCGGGCCGCCCTCGCCCAGCTCCACCCCGCCCTCCGGTAGCCCCGTGGGGTTTGGTATGGCGCCACCGGCCGTGCCCAGGCTGGCCTTGATGTCCACCCACTCTCCGCCGTAGGTGGCCTGCACCTCGGCCAGGGTCGGCCGGAAGCCCATCTGGAACAGCAGCTGGTCGCGCTCGGCGCGGCCCTTCAGGTCGATGGGCTCCTCGAAGTTGCGCCAGACCGTGGGTACCCCAGCGCCCGGGCAATTCAGCTCGACGATCCAGCGCAGCAGGGTGCGCTGCAGCGTGGCCGAGAGCAAGTCGGCGTCGGCCTTGGCGACCTCCAGGCGCACCGCGTTGCCCACCTGGTCCCGCGCCCGGCTGCCGCCGGAGCCGTGCTGGTTGGTGGATCCAGTCTCGCCCAGCACCGCCTCGCTGACCTGCTCGTCCATGATCCGCACCAGCTGCTCGTAGGTCTCCACGCTGCCGCTGCGGGTCGCCTCCAGGAGCCGCACCACCGTGCCCTTGGGCACCGTGATGGCCGCCTCCTGGCTGATGTGCTTGAGGTTGGTCAGCAGCTGCGAGCGCTCCGCAGGGGTCGCCCGGCCCTGCTCGTACTCCCCGACCACCGTGGGCGAACCGTATTTGTCCGCGAACACCAGCCAGAAAGTGAGCCCCTGGCGCTTGAACTCCACCGGCCAATAGAGCTGGTGCCCCAGGCCGATGCCGTAGGGGTTGCCGTCCCAGGCCCCGCAGGAGTGCACGATGAACTTGCGCTCGGGCAGCGCCTCCCCCTCCAGGGGCTCCTGCAGGGTGCGCAGCCGGGTCTCCCAGCCGCCTTCGTCCCGCGCCTTGAACACGAACCGTTCCGAGCGCCGCTGCAGGCCGGCTACCGCCCACAGGGCGCCGTCGCGCACCTCCCACATCACCTCGGCCACCGCATAGCCCAGCAGCAGGCCCTGCAGCAGCCCCAGGCACAGCCCGTCGAAGTCCATCGCCTCGAGCTGGGCCTTCACCAGGTCGGCCGCCTTGCGGTCGCGCAGGCGCTGGGACGCCGGCAGCACTTCCCAGGGCCGGCCCACCACGGCAAAGCGCCGCTTCTGCATCACCGCGTGCACGTGGGCGTCCCGCTCCAGGTCCCGGTAGACCCGCAGGGCCGTCGGGCCGCCATGGGCGAGCAGCACCGGATCCACCGAGCGCATCAGCCCCAGGAACGTGGGGTGCTCGTAGTCCTTGAGGGCGGAGGCTACCTCGCGCGTGAGTTCGGTCGTTTCGGCCATCTGTTACCCCATGAATCCTTGAAACCCGGCACTCGCGCGCTCCCCGCCGAACTCCCAGCCGTCCAGCGGCACCACTTCGGAGCGCGAGGCCGCCCAGGCCAGGGCCAGGGCGATGGCGGCATCCCCATGGCGCTGGCCGCCGTCCGAACCCTTGGTCCGGGCCTGCTCCGGCACCCGTGGGATGCCCTTCTGCACCGTCACGGCGCGCAGGTCGGCCAGCAGGTCGGCGTCCTTGGGCAGGCTCACCTCTCCGTCCTCGAAGGCAGCCTTGAGGCGCGGGAAGTTGTCCCGATACCACTCCGCGGTGAGCATCACCTGTTCGATCCGGCTCGCCCCGTAGCGCTGCATGGCCACCTCGGCCAGATACTGGCCGTTGCCCCGGGCGTCCATGGCGCCCCCGAGGAACTCCGGCAACCGGTCCACCAGGTGGAAGAGGATTTGCTCCTGCTGGCGGAACGGCACATTGCGCAACTCCACCACGAAGGGCGCGTGCCGGTTGAGGCCCTGGTCCTCCACCAGGGGCACGATCACCGACAGGTCTCCGCTCCGGCCGAAGTCCATCCCGTAATAGGTTCGGACCTCGCCCGGGATCTCCCGCAACAGAGGTTCCAGGTGCTCCCGGCACCAGGTTTCGGTCTCCGCCTGGCGCATGGCCTCCGGCTGCTCGGCGAAACCGGCCTTGCAGGCCAGGCGCAGCACCGGCAGCCCCTCGCGCATCCGCGACTCCACCAGGGAACGGCTGAAGTAGGAGCCGCCGCTGCCCGAAGGGACGCAGAACAGCTCTTCCTCCGCCCCGTCGCCGTAGAAAGCCACCAGCTCGTCGCGCCAGGCGGTCTCACCCTCCGCGCTCCACTTGAGGCCGCGCACCAGGCAGATGCGCCGGTAGAGCCCCTCCGCCAGCGCATCGTCCAGGGTGGTCCGGTGCAGCCGGTAGGGCTTCTTGCCGGCCCGCACATCCTGGATCAGCTCGTTGAACGGGTTGTCGTCGCCCAGGTGGGTGGAGAGCACCACCACCCGGCCGCCCCACATCAGCAGGGCCAGGGCCGCCTTCAGCAGCCCCGGGAAATCGTCATGGAAGGCCGCCTCGTCGATCACCACCAGGCCCTGCTTGCCGCGCAGGTTGGTCGGCCGACTGGACAGGGCGGTCACCCGCCAGCCCGAAGCGAAGGAGATGCGGAACGCCCGGATGTCCCGGTCCTCGTCCTCCAGCACCACCTCCTGGATCTCGCCCGCCGCAAGCTGGTAGTGCCGCGCCCAGTCCCCGGCGTCGCGGATGAACTCCTGGGCCATGTCGTGGTTGTAGCCCAGATACCAGGTGTCCATGCCCTTGTCCGCCGCCGCCAGCAAGGCCGACTCGGCCGCCTGCGCCCAGCTGGCGCCGATGCGCCGACTCTTCTCCCAGACCTTCACCGGGGCGTCGTCGGCCAGCCAGCGCTGCTGGTAGGGCAGGAGGACATAGGGAACCTCGCTCACGAGCCGATCCCCAGGATCCTGGAGCGGATCTGCGCCACCGCCGAATCCGACAGGCCCGAGGTGCGCGCAACCTCGGCCACCTCGGCCGCCGCCGCCTTCGCCCGCTCGGCCACCTCGGCCCGGTAGCGCTTGAGGGTCACGGAGGACCGGTTCAGCTCGGCGATCATCTTGCCCAGCGCGGGCAGGCTCACGTCGCCGGCGTCCTCCAGCTTCAGCAGCACCTCGAAGGCTTTCTGCTGGGTCAGCCGGGTCAGGGCCTCCCCCATGCTGTTCTCCTCATCGGAGGCCGCTTCCGAGATGGCCCGGGCCTGCTCCGTGGCCACCCGCAGGGTAGCCAGGCGCGCCTCGAAGTCCTGCCCGTAGCGGTGCAGGGAGCTTTTCGACACCTCGAAGCCCCGCTCGGCCAGGGCCTTGGAGAGCGCCTCGTAGCCCGAGAAATTGCCCTCCACCAGGGCCTTGTCCAGCCAGGCTTTCACCGGCAGGGGAAGAGTGGTCACCGAGGAACGCTTGCCCATGGCCGGCTCACCACCACTTCGGCGGCCGGGCGATCCCGGGCGGGCAGTCCACCGTGTATTCCAGCACGTCGATGCCCAGGGCGGTCAGCTCCACCTGCAGCTCCGGCTCGGTCGGGTTCAGCACCTTGACCAGGCCCTTGGCCTCCAGGTAGGCGATCTCCCGGCGCACCCCGGCCAGCACCATGGGCAGCTTGATGTCGGTGAGCACGCGCCAGACCACCCGCTCCGTGAGCGGGAACGGCCGGCCCGCGTCCAGGGTCCGCAGGATCCGCCAGCGGGAGTCCTCCCGCTGGGCCTTGCTCAGGTCCGGCGCCAGGTCGCGTTCATTCATAGAGCTTCCTCCATACTTCCTTCACCTGGACGCCCACTGCGTCGAGCTTGGAATCCAGCACCGCCTCGGCGCGCACCCGATCCTCCCGGTAGGTCTGCCAGTCCTGCTGGCGCACGTATTCCTTGGGCAGGTCGGCCTTGAACTCCAGGAACTCCCGCTCCAGCTTGCGCAGGTCGGCCTGGCCTTCCGCCTGGCGCTTCTCAAAGGCCGACATCCTTGCGTCGAGCAGGTGCGCCATGTAGGTGGCGAGCCAGCGGGTGATGCCCCAGATCCCGCCCATGAAGGCCAGGACGATGGTGGTGGCCACGCCGACAAAGGCGAGAGGGGTCACGGGGCCTCCTGGGGCGCGGGGCTGGGGGTGGCACCGGGCGCGGCTGGACGGTAGCCGTCCAGGAGCGTCTCCAGTTGGCCGGCATAGCCCTCCAGCAGGGCCACCGTCGCGGCATAGGCCCGGAGCACCTCCTGGATGCTCGCGCCCGCCTGCAGTTGGGCGATGGGCAGGGCTGGCCGGGACACCGCCGGGGGTTCCGGGCAGGGCACCGGCACGGGCACCTGCACCTGCACCACCTGGGGCGTCTTGGCGCACCCGATCAGGAACGCGCATGCCAGGGAAAAGAGAAGCGTCGGCCTCATGGTTGCTCCCATGCGCGGGAGAGCGTGACCGCGTTCTCGATTCCCCAGCGTGCGGCCTCTTCACAGCCGCCCAGGGGAGGGGCGGCGGAGAGGATGGCTTGGGCCGTGACCTCCGAGGCGTGCCGCACGGCGAGCGCCTGGGAGGAAGCGACCTTGATTTGTTTCGCCTGGGCTTGGCCCTGGGCCTTCCAAGCTTCCACCGCCCGGTCCTGGACGGCGACGCCCGCCTGCAGCTGGGCTTCCTGGGCCTGCGCCAGGCGCAGGGCCTCCTGGGTCCGTTCAAGCTGGCCGCTCCGGAGGTAGAGACCCACCCCCAGCAGGGCGCAGGCCAGCGCCAGGACCGCGCAGGTCCAGGCCAGGATGCGGATCGGGATCAGCGTGAGCATCCTCAGGCCCCCAGTTCCTGGCGGAACTGCCGGATCCGCTGGATGTAGGTCTGGGTCTCGCGGGCATGGGCCTGGGTCACGTGCGGCAGCGCCCTCAGCCAGGCGTCCGCGCCCTCCAGGCCCAGGGATTGCGCCACCAGCTGCGCCTTGCGCACACTGCCCAGGCCGGCATTGTAGGCGCCCAGGGCCGGCGTCCAGCGCCCCTCGCAGCGCGCCTCCAGCCACCCCATGTAGCGGTGCTGGCCCTGCAACGCGGGTTCCACGTCCACCGGCGTGGCCTCGGACGGGACCCAGCCCTGGGCCTTCACCCAGGACCAGGTGCCCGGCATGAACTGGGCCAGGCCGCGCGCGCCCACCGGGCTCTGCGCCTGGGGATTGAAGCCGCTCTCCTGGCGCACCTGGGCCGCCCGGTCCTTCCAGCGCCCCCCAGCCACCGCCTCGAAGGTGGGCTGGTAGGGGACCCTTATCGGGGCCACGGTGGCCAGGAGCAGCCCGGCCAGGCACAGGGACTTCACCGGAGCACCCCGGCGGCCAGCAGGGACGCGCCCAGCATCAGCGCGGCGAACAGCATGCCGGAATTGAGGGTCTTGGCGGCGGAGGAATATTCCGTGTCCTGGGTCGGGTCCCAGTGCAGGAGGCGCTTGCCCACCCGGGTGCGGTCGAGCATCTGGAACAGGCCGTAGGCCGCCACCACCACCCCCGCCAGCAGCCCGATCGCCACCTTCACCCGCAGCAGCATCAGCCGGGCCTGCAGGGCGTTCTCCCAGGCCGGGGAATCAGCGCTCGGGCTCATCACCGCCCAGGCCCCCAGCAGCCCGACCACCGCCGCCAGCAGCACGAACAGCGACAGGCCCAGCACCAGGGCCGCCTTGCGGCGGTTCTCCTCCGTCATCTGGAATCCATGGTTGCCCAGCAGGAACGCGTAGATCGATCGGAGCATGCAGCCCTCCCTTCCGGACAAGGTTCGCGCGTGCACAAACCCCTCATCCAGGAAAGCGGGTTGGGCAATTCGGGCATGAAAAACGCCCCCGAAGGGGCGCGTCAGCGGGGGCAGGAGGCGCTCACCCGGTTTCTCCGAACAGGGGCCGTTCCTGCACCTGCTGACGGCGCTTGGCGCGCATGGCCCGGATGATCTGGCCGATGCGCTGCACGCTCAGGTCGTACTTGCGCAGCAGGTCGACACCATCCAGGCCGCTCCGCCAGTCCTGGTAGATATCCTGGTCGCGCTGGCAGAGGGTGTGCTCGGATTTCTTGGGGAAGTAGATCTCGGCGCCGCCCCAGTGCTTGCGCAGGAACTCGGTGAAGTCGAAAGCCACGTCGCTAGCCTGCTCCCGGCCCAGCCCCTTCTCCTCAAGCTGCTCCGCGAGCCTCTCGCCGATGTCGATCAGCAGCTCCGGTCTCCGCATGGACATGAATTACTCCCCAGAAGGGAAAATAAACCGTTTTCCCCCGCCGCGAAAGCCCGGGAAAGTCCAAAATTCGTTAGCTTTCCTGGCAAACCCTGTTTACACCCGCACCGTTACTCGCTGTAAACAGCCCCTAAATCTTTGGACGGATCCACAGGCATTCCGTCCGGGGCGCCTTTGCGTCCCGGGTCCGCGCCTGGCGCTCCACCCGGGACCAGCCCCGGCGCTCCAGGGTGCGCTCGTACAGCTCGTTCGGGTAGCCGCTGAGCACCACCTGCCCCCGCAGGTCCAACAGGGTCTCCAGCAGCTCCCGGTGCCTGTCCTCGGTCAGTTCGCACTGGTAGCCGGCGCCCGAGGTGCGACTCGCGGGCACATAAGGCGGATCGCAGTAGTGCAGTGTCTCCGGCCCGTCGAAGCGGCGCATCACCGCCAGGGCGTCGTCATGTTCGATCTGCACCTGGCGCCAGCGCTGAGCCACCTCCAGCAGGCGCTCCTCCCGGCCCCAGTGGGGGATGCTGCCGGAGCGGGTCCGGGCGTTCACCCGCCAGCCCGAGGGCCTGTCCGAGGCGCCGGTGTAGGACATCCAGCACCGCACGAAGAACCGCCGCGCCGCCTCCAGTTCCTCCGCGCAGGGCTGCCAGGCCAGGAGGTATTCCTCGCGTGCCCAGGGCGTCCGCCGTAGTTGCTCCACCAGGGCCTCCGGGCGCTCGCGCAGCACCCGCCAGAAGCTCACCACGGCGTGGTCCAGGTCGTTGTAGACCTCCACCGGACTGGGGGCCTTGCGCAGCAGCACCGCCGCGCCGCCGCCGAACGGCTCGACGTAAGTGGTGTGCTCCGGAAAATGGCTGATCACCCAAGGGGCGATGGCCCACTTGGAGCCGAGGTAGTGGAGGACGGGGCGCGCTTGGATTCGTGTTTCTTTCGTCATGCGCCCAGACTCGCTCTGGCCACCCGGCCCTCTCCAGGAAAGCCCTATGCCAAAGCGCCCCGCACAAGGCGGGGCGCTTTTGCATTGGGCCTGGCCAAGCTCTCGGCCAATGGGCATTTCGCAGTTCAGTTCGTGTGTTGGTCCCAGGCGCGGCTGCGATCGCCACTCTGAGTGATCGCTTCAATTTGGGACAAATCGATGGTCTTAACCATTAAGCGCTGCCCAGGCCAGAATTGCGTTCGGGTTATTGTCAAGCCCACGATTCGATTCTCAACTTTCTGAACCTGGTATGCCTTGATAAAGCGGAGGACGATTTTGTTTCCGCTTTTCATGTAGATGGTTAATTTCATGATTTTTCCTTGGACATGATGGTCAACCCATATCTTCATTAGGTATCAACGAGTATAGCCTTGTTGGGCTAGGTGGCGTCATCAAGCCGCTTGACACTGTGGACGCCGAACACGATGCAACCGGGCTTCTGGGCAAAGTTCGTGATGTAGCCCACCACGCACTCCATGCGCCGGCCCGTGTAGCGGCCAATGCTGGCCCAGCCGGAGACCGTGTATTCCCGCATCAGGAGCCGATCGCCTTCGCAATAGTTCCGATCATCAAAGCGGATCTCGAACGTCTTTCGGCCGTCGAGCACGTCCTGGAAGAAAGGCGGTTGGCTTTTGATTTCGTGGTCGTAGTTCATCGCTCGCCTACTCGCCTTCGTTCTTGGGCGCGAATTGGGCCGCGCTGGCGATGAACGGCTGGACTGTCTCAATGGCAGCCGCTTCGTCCATTTTGTCGAACAGGGCTTGCGCCTTGTCCCAAGCGTCATCGCCCTTGAATCCGGCAGCGAAAGAGCAGACCCCAAGGTTGGGCGGCTCGACGTAGAACCGCACTTCCGCCTCGGTGTCGCCTTCGCCGGAGTCCAGCTTGATGAGAATCTGCCCAGTGGACTCGGTTTCAAAAAGTTTGGCGAACATGGGTTTCCTTTCGGTAGTGCCGGGACTTCCGGCAGATGGACATTCAGTCCTTGGCTTCGGATTCGGGGCATAGACAAAGCCTCGCGTTGTGATAAAGTCCGGGCAATTCACTGATTTCATCCAAGGAGGCATGAAATGCTTAACCCCCGTGGCGAAAAAGCCGTCCAGGACCTTCTCGAAGCGTTCAAAGCTATTGGATTTGCCCCAAACCCGGAGGATATGGAGCGTGTCGAAGCCAAGCTGAGTGAATTCGTGGAAGACATTATTGAAAGTGGGAAAGAGGATTACCACCGCTCCATCAGTGACCAGTTCTAATAAACATGATTTTCAGGTTGTAGATTTGGGATTGATTCCTCGGTTGGTTCCAATGGTGCTGGGTAGGATCGTTTCTCGGGATGCGCTAGGATCCGCAGTGGTGGAGCGGGTTGATGGTTCCGCTCCTGGGAATCCGCAGCCCCGCATATGCCTCTTCCCGAGGGGTGGGCGCCGCAGGAATTCAGGTGAATCCGAGGCGATCATCAGGGCCACGGCGAGGGCCACTGCGGCCACGTCGATGTAGAGGTAGAGGCGGAGGAAGCGATCCATGCTCATGCCTGCTTCGCAAGGACGATCACCGTGGTCGTCTCATCGTCGTTGGCAATTTCGGTGTCGAAGGCAACACCCCGAAGCGTGAGCTCTTCCCTGACCTGGGCAGCCAAGAGCGTTTCCGCCTGGTTCTCGGGGGTCAGATAGAGCCGTGGCTTGCGGTCAGATCCCAGCGCGGTCGTGATGTGCATTTCGCCCTCCTCGGGCAAGGCCAGGCGCTCCCGGCAGTTGGACAGCCTCATCGGCTGCAAGTGGTGGGCACCGGTAGGTCGCAGAACACGACCACCGGAGGATGCTGGCGCGGTGCACAGGCGAGCCATACCGCCCCGCCCGCAATGACCGCACCATAGAGAATCAGCAGAAAATCAATGGCAATTTCCGTGATGCGCTTCATTGCTCACCTCCTGGTGGGTCCCAGGTCGCGGCCATGGCGCTTGGCGTCGTAAGTGAGGGCGGCGACCAAGCGGCGCAGCTGGTCTGAATCGCACCACTGGACCATGTCCACGCCGAACATCCGCTTGGCCAGACCATGCGCATAGGCCCAGGGTCTCCGGGCCTCGGCAAGCTGAGCTTCGATCTTGCTGACGAGGGCCGCCTTGTTCGGTTCCGGCTGCGCCGGCCGCCCCTTGCTTGGCTCGCCCAGGCCTTTCCAACCCAGCTTCCCGAAGGCCAGCAGCACCGCCCAGCGCTGCCGCGCATCCAGCTCCGCCGCACTGGTCTGCCCGGTGGTGGACCGGAGCAGGTCCCGATAGGCTTCGTCGTCCAGGCCAAGCTGTTTCTTGGCCAGGTGGATCCGCGCCAGGTCGCGCTGACGAAAATCAGAGGTGGTCATTTCGCGGCCCTCAGACAGGCGATCCCGACCTGGCCAGGTCGACAGGCCTCGATCCGGGCCAGCTCGATCCAACGGGGGCTGTGCCCCAGGTCCTGGGCGACCTGGTGCAGCTGCTCCAGGCTGGCTTGGCGCAAGGTACGGGACAGCTCCCGCACCAGCAGGCGCTGCTCGCGCTCGACGTCGCTGACGAAGACCCGTCGATGCTTGGCGTTCCGCTGCAGCCAGGCCGTCCGGGCGGAATTGGGGAAACGGTCGCTCATTTCGCTCCTTTCCGAGTAGGCCAGCCTGGCTGCGCCAAGCTGGCCGAGTGCTCGCTGGTGCCATACGGCAGGGGAACTTGCAGAACGTTCTGCTCCTGGGCCAGCCTGGTCTCGCGCCAGAGCTTGGCGGCCAGCTTGGCCACCTCTGGCGCGCGCCTGCCCAGCTCAGCCCGGTCGTGCAGGCCAATCAGCGCGCCAGCCTTGATGAATGGCTGGAGGATTGTCCGGTGTCCTTGGCAGGTCGGGGCGACCGTCTTGCACGGATCCAGCCGGCGCTCCAGCGTCAGGTGAATCCAGAGCAAGGCGTAACCACGATTGACGTGCTCCTGCATGGCCGGCCAAGTCATGCCGCTCTTGCAGGAGCGCAGGGCATCCACCAGGTGCCCCTGGGCTGCCGGCGGCATGGCCGCCGTGGGCACCAGGGGCAGCTCGGGGCGCGGGGGACAGTATTTCAGCCTGAGGTCCCACAGCTCCATGGCGGGCCTACCGGGCAGGCTTCAGGACGTTCCACGCCTTGGCGCGGCTAGCCTGACGACCCTGGTGGGCTGCGCCGAGGTTGCGGGCCTCCCCAGCCT